CTGCATACGCGATTAGATCTCCTGCAGTATGGCAGTCTGTCGATGCGCTGGGAGAAGTTAATCCTACTAATTTTACTTTTGCTGTCATTTACTAATCCTTTTATAATGTTCTCTTCTGCTAACTAATACTTCTTCTAAAACGTCTACTAGCTTGCGATTGTTTCTTTCACATTCATACACTAAAGCCAGGACGCAATCGTCCAATTCCATCTCTCTTATTAAGGTTTGCGTCATTGTTGCTGTCCATATGTCCGCATCTGTAGTAAGAGAGTTAATATAACTTCTTTCCTCTGCACGTAGTCTAGTGAATACTACATCGGAAATACCTCGGGCCTCTCCTGCCCAATCTACTTTACTGTTTTTCATTCTTCATCTCCATTACAGTAGTAGGGCCCGGAATCTGGTGGACTATACCACCAGTCCTCTTCGCTAACATTTATACAGTGGAAGGGCAGTGTGTACCCGTCTCCGCCCATATCATCGCCGCAGTTTCTACAATACATTACTTTTGCCCTGATATTCTGCTATCATAGTCTGCAATATCTTCATCCCACCAGTAAGGCTTACCACGAACTTTCCAGTTTGCGCCTTTACCAATAGCTGCTTTGTCCTTCATATAAAACATACGATAGGATTCTATTGCATCCTCACTTTTTAACTCATCGGGCATTGCCTGAGCAAAGGGGGTCAGTCCTGTATTAGGAAGATTTTGCATGTCAGGTAATCGATTTATTACATCATAGAAAGACTTATGGTCTGCTCCGCCACGATATATGTGCTCCTCATTTAGAGCCATAGCATAGTTGAATAACCAGGTATAGTTCTGTTCTGATTCTCTAGCCCATATAGTACAGGGGTGATTGTACATAGTAGGGAGGTATGGGAAATCTCGCACTTCATTTGTTTTGGCTTCTTTAAGAACGGCCCATTCTTCTGAGGTGAGTTTTCTTGGTACGTACCCTAAGTACTTATCTACCCAGTGGTTTGTGCATAACATCTGCGCGGCTTCAAGCTGCATCTTTCCGGAGTGTGCATCAATATGATACTGAGCACACAGTTCTATATTTTGATCTAGTATAAATATATTCATAAAACATATTATATCGGTTTTAGTAAGTTAAGTCAAGAAACATTTATAGGTTAACCTGTAACATTTTCCATTCGCGACATGAGTCGCTCAGCACGATTTGTTACTTGCTTATGCCATTGAGAGTCTCGTCCTTCTACGGCGGCTCGTGCCCAGTTCCCTTCTTGTAGAGCAGCAGTAAATTTTTTAAACTTACTTAAACGAGTTCTACCCATATTAAACATCATATTAACCAAGATTTGCTGGACCTCGTCTGGAAATTCTCCAAACTCCCGTTCGCCGTATAAAGCTCCACATTCGCTGATGGCAAGATCAAGGTCTGAGTCGAAACACGCCCTAACTCTTTCTTCACTAATCTCTGCTCCAACTGGTGCTCCGAATTCCTCGTCACTGACTTTGATAAGGTGACCGACCCCAAATGTATCGTACCCAAGATGGTCTTTATAGATTGCATATACTACTCCTTCGTCTATCTTTAGTTGTTCAAATACTGCATCTCTGTTCATGTATTGCTCCTCTAGCCTTGCTAGGACTTTTTGCTTAGTCCTCTGTTTCATTTGTCTCCACTACTGTTACTGTTCTATAATAAACCACTACTTCTTTGAGCTCTCTTATATAACGACGTAACTCCTGCATGTTGCCTGCCATAACCTCATAGTCATCCACAGACATTGCGAAAAAAACGACTTGACCGCCGTTTGTTTTCTCCATCTTTTTAAGAAATTCGTCAATATTTTTATTTGACACTACATACCAATAAGGTTCTTTTAGGTTAAGTCCCCTTGGTAGAATTGGCTGTGGTATCTCCACTGGCACTGGTTTTATTACTGTTATTATCTCCGGAGGTGGTTTTTTCCACTGGAGAGGCCAGTTTGGTGCTAGTGAGCTGCACGCCGTCATCGAGAATATCAATGTCACGAGAGTCAGCTTCGATAGTATCGAATATTGCTTTTGTTGCATCATTTGCTCTTTTCTCTATCATACCCGGCTTCGCTGCTGCGAGCTTAGGTAGCTTGTGTCTTTTGAATATATCCATGTATTGACTCATCTCATTCTGGATAGCCTGAGATTTAATATTTAGCTCTGCCATGGCCTGTTGTTGTTTTTTTCCTTCTCTTTGTAAAGTTTCAAAGGCGGTCTTCTGTTCTTGAATAGCGATTTCTTGTGCTACTATGTTCCTTTGTAACTGACTATTCTGTTCCCAGAAGAAGTAGGAAGCTCCTCCAAAAACTAATGCTAATACTGCAAAAAATTGCCACATGATTATTCCTCTTCAGGCTCAAACTCTATTATACCTTCGGACTCTAGGTAGGCAAGAGCATGTTCTATACCTGCTGCATGGCCGGATTTCCAACCTGTATAAGAAGCCCCAGCTATACAAACGAAAGCTATTACTAATATTACTGGATCGACCATATAGTTTACTCAACTTGCTTAGGCAAGGCTGTATGAATTAACGTATATTATAATAGAAAAGAGTAGCAATGTCAAGAAATATTTTTTGATATCTATTTATGAACTGCTAAAAATATCTCTTGACTTTCGATGTCGAATCTACTATAATATCTATAAGTTGTGAAAGGAAGATTATGAAAGTATACACAAAACGACCTTGGGCTCATAAAGAAAGAGAACTGCTACGAAGGGTGTATCATTTCTGCAATGAGAAAGAACTTCAGGAGCACTTTCCTGATAGATCTTATAACGCTTGCGTTAAACAGGCCAAATACTTACAGGATCGCGGATGGGCATTTCGAAGAAAATTACGATAGCATTAGCTATGGTGTTTACTCAAAGTGCATCAGCAGACACTAGATATGAAAATCTACAGTGTTTAGCAAAAAATATATACTTTGAAGGACGCAACCAACCTTGGATAGGTCAAGTAGCTATAGCACAAGTTACTCTTAATAGGGTAAAAAGCGCAGCATTTCCTAGCACAATATGTGAAGTAGTCAAACAAAAGAAAAGAAATATTTGTCAGTTCAGTTGGTATTGTGATGGCAAATCTGATCAACCTAAGGATGTTAAAGACTACGATAAGGCAACCGATGTAGCAATTCAAGTTTACTCAGGCACTATTCCTGATGTAACAGAAGGGTCACTTTGGTATCATGCAACATATATTAGAAGGCCTTTTTGGGCTTATTCTATGAAGGAGATGGTGAAAATAAATGAACACATTTTTTATAAATAATGATCCCTTTGAGGACGAAGAAGAAGAACCAACCCTAGAGGCCCTCTCCGTTCAGGAGATAGACGAACTGTTCGAAGATGGTGAAAGTCTTTTCGATTGGGACGGTGATGCACTAGCATCAGCAGGTTTTGGTACAGATGAGGACTATGGAGGTTTTTCAGATGAGTGGTAATGTAAAATGGGTAATGAATGAGAGTTAGAGTTAAAAATAATAATGTAGATAGCGCACTTAGAACACTCAAGAGAAAAACAAAAGAAACTTTGATTGGACTAAGAGACAAACAATACTACGAAAAGGCGAGCACACAGCGACACAAATCAAAAGCTGCCGCTAAAGTTCGCGAAAGAAAAAGGCAAAGAGATGAATGTAAAAAACGTTAGAGCTACTCCGTTTGAACTGGTTGGAGACTTCATGGAGGTATTTGGACAGCAGGTAAACTGTGAACCTACACTCCGAGATCGAGCCATACAGGATTTACGCGTAGATTTAATTTCAGAAGAACTAGAAGAACTGGAGCTTGCAATTACCAATCAAGATATTGTTGAAGTGGCAGACGCACTCACAGATCTTCTTTATGTTGTATATGGGGCAGGCCATGCATTTGGTATTGATTTAGATGAATGCTTTATGGAAGTACACGAGAGTAATATGTCTAAACTTGGTGAAGATGGTAAGCCGATTTACCGTGAAGACGGTAAGGTGCTTAAAGGCCCTGGATACTTTCCACCTAATTTAGAGGAGATAGTAGTGTGATACACCCACACTTTGAATTTCAGAAATTTGACCGAAATTGTCAATTCTACTTTTTACCTACTGTTTGGTATGAGTATGATAGTTTCGGTCATCTTAAGTGGCATTCGTTATGCTTTGCATTTCTAAATGTTACATTTCAACTAGACCTAGAACTTCATTAGAAAGTATACGGTCTAAGACGACTAAAGTCGTTATAGAGCTTAACTTATGTTAGAGATGATTCTCGATCTTGCAGTTACGTTTTGGCAGTGGGTAGTATTTGCTGTTATTGTTTTGGTAGGTTTCATCGTCAATTTACTTGATGATAAAGAACCTAAAGAAAGAGTAGGATTCTCCTACCCCGATATGCCTCATATGAAACCAATTCCTATCGCAACAAAAGGAAAAGGCTTCTTCAAAGGTATTTGGATGTGGTTGATGGGTGTAAGACAATGGGAAATCTGTGATGATTTTCATTTTGCACTTAAAGGAGAGTCCTACGTTATACCAGCAGGCTTTCAGTTTGATGGTGCCTCAGTACCGAAGTTCCTCGCAATGTGGCTCTCACCGACCGGTGTTCTACTAATGGGTGGTCTAGTTCATGACTATCTATATAAGTATGCTACTTTGAGAGAAGCAAAGCCGGACATGCAGAATCCTCGTATCTATACTCAGAAGGAAGCAGATGAGATCTTCCGCGATATTTGTATCGAAGTCAATGGATTCAAAGTTTTAAACTATCTAGCCTTCATTTCTCTTCGAGCAGCAGGTTTTGCAGCTTGGAATGGACATAAGAAGCGTGGTACCCAGCTTACGGAGAAAAAAGCATGAAATATTTGAAAAAAATTATGCAAGAACGTACTTCTTTTGACGGAATTGCATTAATCGGAATTTGCGGAGCTTTTATATTATTTGGTGGAATCGCCAAGCTTTTAGCATGGGCTGGTTTAGCCTATGGTATATTTACTCTTTTAAAGACAGAAGAGTAATGGCATACTCCGACCAAGTAATGGATCACTACAATAACCCACGCAATGTGGGTCGTTTTGATAAAGAAGAAAGTGATATCGGCACAGGTATGGTGGGAGCACCTGCCTGTGGTGATGTTATGCAACTACAGATCAAAGTGAAGGATGGTATTATTGAGGATGCTCGATTTAAGACTTATGGGTGTGGTAGCGCGATCGCATCCTCCAGTCTTCTTACCGAGTGGGTGAAAGGACGCAATCTTGAAGAAGCTGGAAGCATCACTAATGCACACATAGCTGAAGAACTTGCACTTCCTCCTGTAAAGATACATTGTAGCGTACTCGCAGAAGACGCTATCAAGGAAGCAATAAAGAACTATAAGGAAAAACAATGATAGAAATTTACGGTAAGATGGATTGTAATTCCTGCACTGCCGCAGTACAATTATGCAAAGATAAAAATCTAGAATATAAATACTACCACCTTGATGATCATTATACTATTATGGAATTATGGGCAAAAGTTAAGTTTAAAACTTGGCCACAAATTTGGGTAGATAGTGAACATATTAGTGGGTACACAGAGCTCAAGGAAAAACATGGATCTTAAGAAATTGACTAAATTAGTAATTACAATGGAAGAATGTGGTGAGCTGATTCGAGCTTGCTCGAAGGTGCTCCGCCACGGTATAGATGACCCGAAGTATTTAAATAATCTTCAGGAGGAGATGGCCGATGTAAAGGCTATGATTATGATCCTTTCGAAGGCTTATGATCTTGATCCAAGCAAGACTGAGGATCTAGTACAAAAGCGGTTAACAAAGATGTTGAACCCAAACTACACCTAATGTACATTTGTATCTGCAATGCGATTACCGAAAAGCAACTACAGGAAAACTCTTTTCTTCTAGAAGTAATCGGAAATAAGTGTGGCAAGTGTATCGAAGAAGAAGAAATAGATGATAAGGAACGAATGACTTATTTAACTACATCTAATAAAAAGCCCTCCAAGTGAGGGCTTTTTACTTTCTAGAACTCTAGCTCTAGTTGGTAAGGTCTACCTTCGAAAGGGTAGTTTACTACTGGCTTCTGGAGTGCCTCGATCAACTTCTCTCGATGCCAAAGCAAGTCATCGTCGATTGACTCCACGATTCTCACTTCTCCTGTGCTATAGAGATAAGGTTTACCATTATCATCGTAGTATACCTCTCGTAATTTTACTACGTCTTCATCTCTTACTAATCTAAAGTTCCAACTCATACTTCTTTCTCCACTAATGCAACTTCATGTGTTGTCTGATCGAACACATATCCTATTGCAAGAAGGAAAGACCCAAACTTTTCACAAAGCTCTTGAATGTTTGCTCCATCTTCGTGATAGAACTCCATTGTTACTTTCTCTCCTGATGTGTTACTCTCAAGTCTTATCATTCTTTCGCTCCTGTTCCTTTACGTGATCTGTCAAAATTTTCTCAAGTCCTGCAGAGAGCAGAAGTGCTGTAGCCTCTTCATCTAAATCTAGAACCACTCTTGAGGTGCCATCTGCTTGTTCAGTTACTTCTAGTACTTCTATTACTGGTAGTATCATTTTATTCTATTCCCATAGTAGTCGTGCGTACCTGCACGGTAGTTTCTTCTTCGTTTTTGCAACTGTAGCTCAGAATCCCATATAGCAGCAATTCCTAGTACAGCTAAGGTTATACCAAAAAGGTATAGTATCATATCCATAGTCGTCTCTCCTATTCAAAATTAAAACTTTTTTACGTAGTCTCGATCTCATTCACAATTTGTTTTCGTCCACATGGGCAAAAAAAGTACTTTCTTTATGCCAAAAACCGTGATATAATTATATCTAAATTGATGATCAATAGGATCACTATATAATTTCTTACTAAGTCGTTGTTACGACAATAGTTTGGAATATTAATACGCTTGGAGTGGATCGGAATTAAAGGAGATCCTATCTCCGAACCTATTATATTATTCCAAGTAATATTAAGTAACAACATAATCCTCGTTTCAACTAAGTACTTGTAACGTTTTTATCTAATCGTCAATGACTAAGATAATCAAATAATCCCGTTACGACTCACATCCCATCCTACCCGAACTAAAAATCCCTTCCAATTATGCGCAATTCGCGATCAAATTTTTAAGACTCTCTTTCCCGTTAATACTTTCCCACAATTTTCCGTGCTTGAACCTTAGGCGTAGTGGTTTGTCGAACCCCGTTGAGACCCCTGTTTAAGTCAGCGAGTCTCGTAGTTGCTTTAGAATATTTTTAGGTGATTTCTCTAGACCAGTGAGACTTTCGTGATTCATACCCAGAACATCTTCAATATCTCTTACGAGCTGTTCTTTTGTTACTGGGCTTTCGCCTGTCTTCGTCTTATAGACGGAACGGCGATACACTCCTTCTCTGCTGAGTTTACCTATTATTGATTTTGGAGATTTCTCCATTTCTTGGGCCAGTCGGTCAACTGTAGCCTTGGTAGGGTCGTTTACATACTCATTGACTAAGTACTGAGTCTGTTCTTCGTTATAGTTCACTTCTGTCGGCCTTTGCATAAAAGTTTGCATTAATTGTGTCTATCTTCTCTAGAGCTTCCGCGAGTTTTGCGACCTCTGATTCAATAGATTCAATGATCTGTGGGTGCTCTCCAATTCCTACTGGATTCTCCATATACACTGTAATGTTAGCTTCGTGCATTGCTGCCTCACCTTCTAGCTTCATTACTAGCGCATTTAATAAGTACTCATTTCTCATAAATCTTCTCCCTCTGGTGGTTTGAAATAAATTGTGACTTTTCCGGTTTTTGGGTCTCGATCCATACCAACAAAGGTACAGTACTCTAACCATTCACTTGCTACATTCTCTGTACCTACTATATTAGCATAGCTTTGTACTAATTGTTGGTAAGTATCTTCTAAGTCTTCTGATTGTTTTTGCAGCATGGTAAGTCCCATATCTACTTTACGAATTGCATCGTATATTTCAAGCATACTATCCTGCAATACTATCATTTGACTTTCAAGTTGTTTTTTGTCCCGCATGTTAGGAAATTGGTATATTTTTGCCATATGTTTTTCTCCCATGACCACTATTATAATGGACTTAGCAAAAAATGTCAAGAAATTTTTTTGATTAGGTATAAAAAAAGCCCCCAGAATTTGCATCCTGAGGGCTTCGTTTTTAGTAAGGTGAAAGAATTGCCGCCTACTGTTTCTTTCGCAAGAGTCTCACAAGAGGATCCGGTGACTCTTCCCTGACTTCTACTCAGCTGGGGTAGTGAGATAGAAGCTGTAGTTTTGCAAGTGTACGATCATAGCAATTAGTAGCAATTTTCGTTCTACACTCACCTCTTTCTGACGAGAGTTGGCGTCTCTACTGTTTTGTTTTTACAAGAATCAAAGTGTAGATAACTATTACTTGGCTCAGCCTATGCGATGGCCTCTCTTTGCGCGTTACCCTGAGAGGAAAGGGCGGTGGTTATAAACTCCACCATTAATAAGTAGGGCTTCGGCGGGGCTAATACTTTCACCGAGATCTTTACTGCCTTATCTGTTCATTTAACCCGTGTCTAGCACTGGATCAGTCCCTGGCTTCCCTAAAACTGTGTCAATCAATAGTATATTATACAAGATACACCACTTATTGTCAAGAATTATTTTTAAACTACCTTAAAAAATTTTATACTACTGGTCTTCATTTTCATCTTTCCATATCTGGTAGTAGCATAATCCTACTACCACTATAAAGAATAATATAGCCGCAGTAAACATTAGCGGCCCTGACCGCGATATTTCTTATATGAACGCTTCTTGTCTTTGTTCATTGAAGAAAACTTAACCATGTTCGGATTACCACTAGAAGATGTCTTCTTAGGTGGTCCTGCTTCGTGTACTACTTTTAATCCTCTAGCCATTACTCTTCCTTTTAAAATTCGTGGTGCAGAACCCTTTCTGTTGCTAGGCGGCCTGCGTTTCCCCAGCTAAACACCTACTACCCAGAGGGCTGTTAGGCTGCTACAAGAGCTGTCAAAAGAGTTTGCAGATCTTGCTTTGTAGCTTTGGCAAGGGTAGGCACTGATACGCCAACTGTTGCTTGAATCTGAGCTACAATGTCTTCTTTTCGCACTACAGGAGCGCCACTCTTAGTTACTCGTGCTTGTGCTTTATAAATGCCCAAGTTAGAGAGCTTCGCAATTACACTTCGTACTGGCTTTTCGAACTCAGCCGCTAACTCTTCTGCTGTTTCACGAGTAGGTGTTGCACTATATACTTCCATCATTCGTGCAACCATCTCGTCGGAGTAGTTACGCTCTGTGTTTGCTACTGTTTTGTCATTAGTCATCTTATTCTTTCTCCCGAAAAATATGTTTGTTATCCAATTCATTATGTGTACTATTATAAGTGTTTAAGCAGGTAATGTCAAGAACTATTTTTACCTACTGGT